AGTAGCAGCGATTCATGCATTTGAAGAGTATTGCAAAAAACATAATCTTGATTCTAATGATTTATATACTAAAAACCCAGAAGAATATCAAAAAGCTATGGATTATGCTAAAGATTTTGTTGTTAAAACAAACTTTGACTATACTGATATTGACTCGCCTCAATTATTTACAAAATTTGGTACGTTAGGTAAAACAATTCTACAATTTAAGAAGTTCGGCGTAAAAGAAGCTGAGTTTTTATTCACTGCATTTAAAGGTCCAGACGGCTCTATTGACTATAAAGGTTTAGGTCGTTTCATGGGTATCACTATGGGTATGGCTGGTTTTATGGGCTTGCCATTTATGGGCTCTGGCGATGATATGCTTAAATGGCTAACAGGCAAAGGTTTAACTGATAGGGCTAAAGACGTTCTATATGATTGGGCTGGTAATGACCAAGCTAAACAACGTATAGCTATGATGGCTATTATGGGTGCACCATCTATGTTCGGCGTTGACTTTAGCCGTAACGTAGGTTTTGGTGATTTAACTCCTAGCGGCTATAGTGAATTAATGGGTCCTACATTATCTACTTGGGCAAGTCTTGGTGACGTTGCTAGAAATAGCCACGATTGGAAAGATGTTGTCGCTGGTGTTGGTCATGCATTATCTCCACAACTTGGTAATATATATCAAGTAACAACTGGTAATATGCGTGATTGGAAAAATGCAGAGGATAAAGGAGCTTATACTTCACAAGAACGATTTGTGAAATTATTAGGTTTCCGTCCTGTACGTGAATCTGTAGAAAATGATTTAGCGTATAGATTAACAATGGCAAATCAAGAACTTAAAGAAGGCAAGAAAGAAGCTATTAAAGACTTCTTGCGTGACCCATCTCCAGAAAATAAACAACGTATTAAAGATTACGGTGTTACTGGTAAACAGCTTAGAGATGCTAGAGATTTACAACAAATGTCTGCTATAGATAAAGCTAATAAGTACTTACCTAAAAAATCTTCTGTTGAAGCTGATAAAGTTAAAGAACAAGCTAAAGTCTATAATACATTTGTTGACGGTTTATATGACGGAATTGAGGAGGAATAATGGCTTATTATACTTTAAATGACATTGCTTATTTGGCGACCAATTGTAATGCGGACCAAGTAACATTACATTGGAGTGGTGGGGGGTATGAAAATACCTCTCCTCACTATCACTTAAATATTTTAGACGATGGTAGAGTATGGTCTGATTACAACAATCTTGATGTAACATTAAGTCACACTTGGCATAGGAATACTGGTAATATTGGTGTTTCAATTTTATGTTGTGCTGATGCAAGTGTAGATACAGAAGGTAATGTAACATGGGGTAGTGTTCCACCAACTGATAAACAAGTGAATAAAATGGCAATGATTGTTAAAACTATTTGTGACACTAAAGGTTGGGATATTACCAAAGATAGAGTCAAAACTCATAATGATTGGGCATTAATTGATGGATATTCTATCTATGATAATGACCCTGATATGCGTTGGGATTTAATTGCATTACCACAAGAAGAAGGTGACGGAGGTGATATAATTCGTGGAAAAGCTATATGGTATCATTACCACCCTGAAGAATGTACAGATTAAGATTTATCTTATTATTTTAATTGCGTTATTTGCGTTCTGTGGGCTTTTTTATTTAACCCATAGGCAAACACACGTGGATAATATTAGAGGCACCTTACAGCCTAAAATTTTAAGCGAGAAGGCTATTCTTAATACTCAGACTACCATAGGATATGTTCCAAAAGCAAAAGAATTAGTTTATCGTAATAATAAGCCTGTATATGTACAGGAAGATACAGATGTAGAAGCTAATATTGATAAACCACAAGTGACTGTCAAGGTTAATGGTAAAAAAACAAAGTTTGATTTACAACAAAATGAAACTCAAAAGTTTGAGAATGGTAAAGTAGTTTTAGACCAAAAATCTACCGTTGAATTTGATGTTAAAGTACCTGATAGACATGAACTAAATGTATATGGACAAGAAGAATTCCGTGCGGGTAAATTCCATAGTCAAGTCGGTATTGATAAACAAAATGGTAAATTCATATATGGTGCTAAATATGATATTACAGATAAAGAGCCTGTATATTATGTACGCTATAATCTAGTAAAAATGTATACAAATTAAAAACTTGACAAATTGATTTTTATATATTAATATTACTATAGACATAATTATTTCCTCCTCAGCGTGGTCAGGGGTGGGCTTGACAGCTTGCCCTCGGCTGTGCTACAATTCTCACAAACCAAGCAACGGTGCAGTGTCAGCAAAGGTGTTGACATCTGACAGCTATGGTGCTACAATGGTAGCAGGTGTAGAGCCACAGAACTTGCTCTACCGAAAGGAGAAAATCATGTCAAGAAAAAAGTATAAGATTAACAGAGGCACTGGAGTACATTTAGTAACACATAGTAGACCTACAGAAAAGATTGAAGTGTGTGGCGTATGTGAATTTGGTAAGCCTACTAAAAACTACAAAGAAGTTTTCTGTACTAAAAAGAAAATCTTCAAACCAGTAAAATCCTCTCGTATTTTTAAATGCTTTGTTCACAAGCAGTAAATGAGTGAACCTCAAGCCTATCTCGGAATACGGCAGAGCGTTACTTCTGAACGGCAAATCATGGCACTAGGAAGTAAACGTATGATGGGTGAGAGTAAAGAAAACGCACTAACCAAGCGTAGTATATAGTGGCGTGTAATCACGCAAACATCGAGGTTCTGGAAAAACCGATGTAAAATAAATAACAGCACCCGTTTAGCGAGCGTGGTGATAGGCGTTATAGGCTCGGCGGTACAGCTCCCTCGATTCCATAAGAACCCCCGTCCTGATGTGGCAACGATGAAAACCTAAGTGGTAAGGTACTAGATAACGGCAGACCGAGGCTAGTTCGCAACACAGCGAAAATCGTCGTAAGGTGCAACGCACCAAGCCCTCCGACATGGGGGCAGTGCAATCAGTAGAGGATAGCGACAACCAGAAATTAAATACAACAATCAACTACGAAGTAGTTACAAACGAAGTGCGTAGTAACAGATATACAGTAGGTGCTCAACATTACTACTAATAAGTGATACAGTTGATTAGGTATTCATAACCAGTGCGTTCGCACAATATCTTCACTAGCGTTCAGATATTATTTAGTTGGTAATACACATAAGAAAAGAATAATACGAACAGAAATATTCCGTCTTGGTATTATCTACAACTACAGCTAATAACACTGTGAGTATTATCCATAGCGGAGCGTCCTACACTATCAGTATTTTAGGTATTTATAACATTATCACCTTGAGCGTATTAACATTACTACAACTTAGTATTTAAAAGAAAGAATAAGAGATTACTCAGCGTAATATTGAATTACACTTCGTAATACGTTACACTAATTGACCCCTTTATGGGGTCCTTTTTTATTTGACAAATTAAATTATATATGATATACTATATTTAAGGAGGTATAATATGAATAGAGAAGAAACAATTAAATTGATTGAAAGTTATCATCATGATTTAGGTAATCAAAGTTGGTTAGACTATTATATTGATAGATGTAAAACAGGTATTAGTTTAGACCAAATTTCTGAAGAAGAATTAAGTTTGATATTAGCTTATATGGAAGATGATTATGCAGATTTATAAGGAGAATAAAAAATATGAATTTTACTGATTTACATAGTCATAGTTTTTATAGTAGAAGAGATGCATATTCATCTTTAGAAGAACGTATACAACGTGCTAAAGAAATAGGATATGCAGCTGTATCTTTAACAGACCACGGCACTACATCTGGTTTAACATCACATTATATTGCTTGTCAACAAGCTGGAATAAAACCAATTTTAGGTATGGAAGGATATTTTTCATATGATTTAGATATTAAAACTAGAGAAAATTATCATCTAATATTGTTAGCTAAATCGACAGAAGGTTTATATAATTTACGTAGATTATCTACATACGGAGCACAGCATCATTATTATAAGCCGTTGATTGATTATAAGGCATTAAGACAATATCATGAAGGCATTATTGTAAGTACCGCTTGTGTAGCTGGTCCATTATCTAATGAATTATTACGTGATGAATTTATTCAGCGAATGACCGATATTTTCGGTAATGATTTTTATTTAGAAATACAGCCTCATGATTTTCCATTGCAATGGACATATAATACTACAGTCATGGAATTGGGAGATAAGTATAATATTCCTATTATTGTTACTGGTGATAGTCATTATGCGTATCCAGAACAGATGCAAGCACATCGTGATTTTTTATTATTAGATAGAACACTAGCAGATAAAAAAGAACAGATTGATAACGCTTATACTGAAAAGGCTAAAGAAAAATATCAAGAAGAATATAATCATATGTTAGAATATTATGGTAGCCGTGATTATCATATGTGGACTATTGATGAGTTTAAAGCTATTATTCCTAATCAAGAATACTATGATAATGTTAGTAAAATTATTGATAAATGTAATGTAGAAATACCATTTGGTGAAAACCATTATCCTGTATTCCCTGTTAAAGACCCAGCTAAATATGTTAGAGACCATTGTGTAGATGGATACAGAATACATGGTATTGCAAAAAAAGAAAATAAAGACGTCTATGTAAATCAAATCAAACATGAATTAGATATTTTAACACAGGTTGATTATAACAACTACTTCTGTATTATTCATGATATGTTACAATGGGCTCGACAACAAGGCATGAGAACTGGTGCTGGTCGTGGTTCTGTCTGTGGCAGTTTAGTAGCATATTTAATGGGTATCACTGAAATTGACCCTATTCAATATAATCTCGTATTTGAACGATTTACCAATCCTGAACGTGTAACCCCTTGTGATATAGATTGTGATTTTCAACAAAGTCGCAGACAAGAAGTTATACAGTATATCCAAGATAAATACGGTTATGCTTATCCTGTTAGAACATTTGGTTTTTTAGGACCTAAAGCAGCAGTACAACATGCTGGTAGGGTGCTTGGTCGTAAAGCATCAGATATGACTAATATATCTAAGAATATTAATGATATAGGAGATATTAAAGATAAAGAAGTTAGAGATATGGCAAGTACATCTGTAAATCGTTTAGTAAATTATGGTACTCATGCTAGTGCTGTAGCAGTATTTCCTAGCGACCCAGCTCAATGGTGTGCTATTGAATATCAAGATGGTCAATATGTAGCGGCAGAAGATTTTCACATCTTAGAAAAGCAAGGTATTCTCAAATTAGATATTCTTGGGTTGGCAACATTAGATATTATTGATGACGTATTAAGACGTGTGCAAACTTGTAATATTAACCAAATACCATTACAAGATGATAAGACAGCACGATTATTACAATCTGGCAATACAACTGGTATATTTCAAATTGAGTCTGATGTAATGACGAATATTGTTACAAATATTCATTCTAAGAGTGTATATGATTTAGTAGATACTGTGGCTATAGGAAGACCGGGCGTATTAGATGTAGGCATGGATAAAGTATTTATAGCACGTAGACAAGGTAAAGAGCCTGTTAATTATCTACATCCATTGTTAGAGCCTATTTTAAAAGATACCGAAGGCGTTATATTATATCAAGAGCAAATTATGCAGATTGTACAAGCATTAGCTGGATACACTATGGGTGAGGCTGATATTCTTAGACGTATTATTGGTCGTAAAGAATTAGATAAAATTAATCAAGCTGTTAATGAATTTGTTGAACGTGCAGTTAAAAATGATATTAGTGAAGATGTTATTAGACCTATTGCTGAACAGATGATTGCATGTGGTTCTTATGTATTTAACAGGGGGCATAGTGCTGCATATGGTTTAACAGCATGGCGATGTGCATATTTAAAAGCTCATTATCCAGAAGCGTATTATGCATCTATTCTTGATATGAATTTTGGTGATAAAGAAAAGCTATCAGTATTCATTAATGATGCTAAAAAACATGGTATTAATATTATTCCGCCTGATATATATGGCGATATAAGATGTACTACTGGTAAAAATGTAGTATGCTTAGGTCTAGGTGCTATAGCAGGATGTAATAATCTTAAATCATTTATACCTGAGCGTGGCAAAACATTCTTAGAAATTAACCAATCAATGAATATGACACAGTTGAAAGGTTTAATTTATAGTGGTGCTATTGATGATGGTGGTGATAGAAATGATTACATGCAATATATTAAATGGTTAAAAGACAAGCGTAAATCTAAAGGCGATTATGTATTTGATGCAAATCATAAAGACAACCTAAGTAAAGGGGCTATGGAGTTAGCTGTATTAGGTTATACATTCCATAGTATTTTTGATGAATACGATATTAGTATATGCACAGGTAATGTTAAACCAGCTATTATATTATCTGTTACAGCACGCAAAACTAAAAAAGGTAAACCGTATGCATTTTTAACAGTGCAAACACCTACAGGCGTAGAAAAGTTGGTTACATTTGAAGTTGATTTTACTATGTTCACCAAAGGAAATGTATACGCCCTACGAATTAGGGACGGTGTTGTGGTCGATGCCTGCTCAGTAAACCGCTTGACAAGCTGAGCATGGGGTGCTACACTGAGGTTGTCCACGAGGGGAGCAGACATCCCTGAAATTTTATATTATTTAATGAAAGGATTATGTCATGAAAGCAAAAACAATTGAAGATGTATTTAATGCTTTAAAAGAACCATTTCCACCTGAAGATATTCAGTGGAGAATTGGGCAAAAATCAAAAGATGGTAAAAAGGCAATGGTACTACCATACGTAACTAATCGTGCGATTATGGACCGTTTAGATACTGTTGTTGGACCAGAAAATTGGTTTAATAAATATCGTGAAACATCTGGTAATTCAGATAAGGGTTATGTTTGTGAATTAACTATTATTATTCAGACAGATGATGGACCAAGATGTCTAACACGTGAAGATGGTGCAAGTTGCACAAATATTGAACCAATTAAGGGTGGTTTATCTGATAGTATGAAGCGTGCGGCAGTACAGTTTGGTATTGGTCGTTATTTATATAATTTATCTGAAAGCTGGGTTCCACTTGGAGATTATAATCGCTTTGAGCCTCCTCGTTTACCTTTGTGGGCTCTACCAAAAGGTTTTGCAGGACAACAAACACAAGTACAAAGCAACAGCACTCCTTTGCATAATTTAAACGAAGAGCCACAACAAGATGATACTCCACGATTTACAAAAGGTAAATACGCAAACAAAGCAATTTCTGAAATCAATGATATAAATTATTTGCGTTGGGTGGTTGAGCAATCTAGTTTTGATGAAGATACTAAGAAACATAGCCAAAAAAGGTTAGGTGAATTGAATGGTTGATAATATCAACATTAATTTAGAAATCTTACATAAATACAAAATGTCAGTGGCATTAGTGCATGGATATATTAGACAAGTGGCAAATGAATCTGGATATGATTTGGCTGGTAAGAAATTTATTGTTTTATCTTGTATAGATATTGCTAATGCAATTGGTCTTAGCCGTATTACTACGTGGAGAGCAATTAAGTCTTTAATGGATAATGGTTATATTGAACGTATTAAAATTAAAGGTTCTCATAATTGTTCTTATGCGGTGATGTGATGGCACAAGAAAAGAAATTCAATATATTTGACAGAATAACTAAGTTATATATATCCAAATGTACTGATGAACCATTGTTTTTAAAGAGGGGATTAAACCCCTCTTACTTCAAACTTCGAGCACATTTTTATAAGCAAGATGAAAATACACTAGAAAAAATTCTGCGATATTTAGAAGATAAGCCTGAAAAACAATTAATGAGCTTGACTCAAATGTATCAGGATGCTGAACAGTATCGATTATATCGCATTAAAAAACATAATGAAAAAGAAATGCGTAGTGTTAAAATACAAAGTGCGGAAAGTTATAGTTTAGAAGATGTTTTAAATTTATGAGGTATTTATGAATATAACAGAAACTATAATGCAACAAGTAGATATTATAGATTTCATTGGTAAATACACAAACTTACATCAGAGTGGTAGATATTGGAAAGGTAAATGTCCATTACATGAAAGTGATGATGTATCAGAAACATTAGTGGTATTCCCAGATACTAATTCGTTTTATTGTTTTAGTTGTGAATGTGGTGGTTCGGTTATTAATTTCTTGTCTGATAAAGAAAAAGTTAGTTACCGTGCGGCTACTGAAATACTAGCTAAAGAGTGTAATATTAATTTACGTGATAATAAAGAATATCAGTTAGAAGCTAGTGAGGAAATGAGATTTACTAGAGAAGCTGATATGTATCATAAAAACGTACATGCAACACTTGAATATTTGCATAAACGTGGTTTATCTGATGACACAATTAACGCCTTTAAGCTTGGTTTTGCTAATGATTCATTGACAATTCCGTTACGTAATGAACATGGTCAATATGTTAGTATGGCTATCCGACAATTTAATAAGAAGCCTAAGTATAAAAATACACCTAATAGTATGTTATATAAAAAATCTGGATTTTTATTTAATTTAGACTTA